GATACACCAACCGAAGTAATGTCTCCTCATTTGGACGATAAGGTATGATACCCTGGAACTTACGTCCCTGAACTATCTCGGAAATGGTTCTCCAGTATTTGCCCAGAAACTGAACTCCCTGAAACTGATAGGGTTGATCGTCAACAAGCCGTCCCGTCGAAAAAGACTTCTCGCCGAACCAATCGATACCAAATATGAGCCGTGCCATCCTAGCAATCTCCTCCAGAGCAAGATCTCCACAAATACCACGTCCAGCTCCCAACTGATCGTCACCCAACGATTCAAACCAAACTAAATTAAGTACCTCATCCCACCGCTCAGACTCATAAAGCGACAATATACTGGCATAGCCAACAATCAACGTACAAATTGATTGAATTAGCGTATTATGACTGTGGCCGGATGTGGTACCCAACTTTCGTTGAAAAGTCAACCCATTATCTATGAAAACCTTGCCCCTGACTAACCCGTCATAGATGAATGTCCAGTAAGCATCGAATCTATTGGACAATCCATCCTCATATTGATCCCTAAGGATCTCAATCGCAAATTGTACTAGCCAACCTGGTAAGCTGGCATCATACTTTGATGCATCAAAACACCAATAACGATCGAACTCTTTGAACCGCCTGAGAAAAGTCTCAGAACCACCATGCCACCACGAGGTACCTACAGAAATTGGGTACCTATCATTGCAGTAACAAGTAGTTAATGCTTGTTCAGTCAAGCCATTAATCTTTAAGTCGCGTTGGCTGGTCATTAGAATGAGTCGTCCCACTATAGGCTTATCTCCAGCCGCGGCCAATTTAGCCCTGGTTGTTAGCTTGCCCCTACCCCCCATCCTAACAAGATGTGGAGACACCTCTAAGCCTTGCCTCAGATCAACATAAGCTGTCTCTGCATCCAACTGAGCGATATCGTTGGCGTCAGACCTGGTTTTAAAGCCTGCTTTCGCATACTCAACTCCAGGGAAACGATCACCATAAAAGTGAACGTTCTCCAACTCACTGATACTAGGAAAAGAAAGTCTCCCGGGCAGGGCTAAAAGCCCTGCCACGTGGGTAGTGGCTTTAACAATAACATCCATGAACTGTCTTGGCAACACCGAAGGTACGCGGTTGAAGAGATCCAAGTGGTTCAACTCTACAACTGAATTCGGTAAGACCATACACCAATCACTAAGATTAAAATTCTGCACTGGAAATGCTTTCATATCTAAATATGAAAGCACATGACTGTCCGGTTCAGCGAGCATGACATGGTCATCAAGCCCGGAATAAAAACCAAGGTTTCCTAAATAATCCATCAAGTTATATCGCTGGATAAAATCCATAACTGATTGGCTAGAGTCTACAGACCGATTCAACTTAACCCTTTTGTTCTTACGCCTAGCCGATCCGGCAGAAGACCCCCTTGCTGAAATATCCGGGTATGAGGCTGACGAACCTTCATCACTAACAACAAAGTTGGAAGGGATCTGACGTTTCGGCATTTAATGGCGATACCAGAAAAACGCAGGGGACTGAGGTTTGAAATAAAAGAAGTGGCGATTTTACGT